GTGCGTATGGACCGACTGCAGAGCGGCCGCGCCCCACTCCTCGACTCACACAACGGATACGGCGTCGGCTCGATCCTCGGCGTGGTGGAGTCCGCTCGCCTGGAGAAGGGCCAGGGCGTCGCGGTCGTGCGGTTCGCGAAGGCCGAGGACGACCCCGAGGCCGACAAGATCTTCCGCAAGGTCGCCGACGGGATCATCGCCAACGTCAGCGTCGGCTACCGCGTCTACCGCTTCGAGAAGGTCGAGGACGCGGCCGACAAGATCCCTGTCCAGCGAGCGACCGACTGGGAGCCCTACGAGATTTCGCTCGTGGGCATGGGCGCCGATGCGGGCGCCGGAACGCGCAGCGCCGACGGCGTCGCGCTGAACCCGTGTGACTTCGCAACCCGAAACGAGGAGACGACGATGGAAGGCAACAACGGCAACACCGGCACCAGCGGCGCCCCCGTCGCTCCGCCCGCCGCCCCGAACGAGGACGCCATCCGCGCCGCCTCGGAGGCTGCGACCAAGGCCGAGCGCGAGCGCGCCTCGGAGATTCGTCGGGCCGTGCGCCTGGCGAAGCTCGCCGACTCGGTGGCCGAGGACATGGTCTCCCGCGGCCTGTCGGTCGATGCGGCCCGCGCCGCGGTGCTCGACGAGCTGGCGAAGCGCGACGAGCAGACCCCGACCGAGAACCACGTCCGCGTCGACGTCGGCGAGGACGACCGGACGAAGTTCCTCCGCGCGGCCGAGGCCGGCATCTTCGAGCGCTCCGCCGTGGCGAAGACCATCCGCGAGGCGCAGAAGACCGCGGTCGCCGCCGAGCAGCTCCGCTCCGTGGACTTCGAGGGCGCCAGCGCCTTCCGCCGCTTCACCCTGGTCGACCTGGCGCGCGAGTGCCTGGAGCGGTCGGGCGTGAAGACCCGCGGCATGGACCGCGTCCGCCTCGTCAGCGAGGCGCTGACCCACCGCTCCGGCGGGATGGCCAGCGCGAGCGACTTCGCGATTCTGCTCGAGAGCGCGATGGGCAAGGTGCTGCTCGCCGCCTACGCGACCCAGCCCGACACGTGGCGGCGCTTCTGCGCCGTGCGGTCGGTGCCCGACTTCCGCACCCAGAACTTCTACCGCAACGGCTCCTTCGGGACGCTCGACGCGGTGAACGAACTCGGGGAGTTCAAGCAGAAGGCGATCCCCGACGGCGAGAAGACCACGCTGTCGATCGGGACCAAGGGCAACATCATCGGGCTCTCCCGCCAGGCCATCATCAACGACGACCTGGGCGCCTTCAACGACCTGGCCCAGCGGTTCGGCCGGGCCGCCGCGCTGTCCATCGAGTCGGACGTCTACGCCCTGATCGGCCTGAACAGCGGCCTGGGCCCGACGCAGTCCGACACCCAGCCGCTGTTCCACTCGAACCGCGACAACGTGGGCACGGGCGCGGCGCTCTCCGTCGAGTCGCTCGACGCCGACGCCGTGCTGCTCGCCGCCCAGCAGGACCCGAGCGGCAACGAGTACCTGGACCTGCGGCCTGCCATCCTGCTCGTGCCCCGCGGGCTCGAGGGCTCGGCGCGGGTCATCAATGACGCGCAGTACGATCCCGACACCGCGAACAAGCTCCAGCGCCCGAACAAGGTGCGCGGCATGTTCCGCGACATCGTCGGGACCTCCCGGCTCACCGGCACCCGCCGGTACACGCTGGCCGACCCGGACATCGCGCCGGTGTTCGCCATCGCCTTCCTCGAGGGCCAGCAGGCCCCCGTGCTGGAGAGCAAGGACGGGTGGCGGGTGGACGGCACCGAGTGGAAGGTCCGCATCGACTACGGCGTGGCGGCGGTGGACTTCCGCGGCGCCGTGACCAACTCGGGCGCCGCGCAGGGCTGAGGCTGACGGGCTGTAGCTGACCAGGCATCGACGGAGCGGGCCGGCTGGCCTGCTCCAACAAGGAGACGCAGATGCAGAACTTCAAGCAGCCCGGCAAGACGATGACCTTCACCGCCCCGACCGGCGGCGTGGTCTCGGGACGGGCCTACCTGATCGGCTCGCTGCTCGTGGTGGCGTGCGCCACCGCGGCCGAGGGCGCCGAGTTCGAGGGCCAGGTCGAGGGCGTCTTCTCGCTCCCGAAGGCCGGCAGCCAGGCGTGGACCGAGGGCCAGAAGGTCTACTGGGACGACTCGTCCAACAAGTGCTGCACCAACGTCGCGACCGCCGGGCAGCTGATCGGCGTGGCAGCCGAGGCGGTGGGCAGCGGCTCCGGCGCGACGACCGGCATCGTCCGCCTGAACGGCGTGGCTCCGGCCACCGCCGAGGGCCCGCAGACGGCCATCGCCGACTTCACGATGGACGCAGGCATCACCGCGGCCACTGCGAACGGTGGGCTGGTCGGAAGCGCTGGCGCGAACCCCAGCCAGGCCGAGTTCAACGAGCTGGCGAAGGAGCTCGCGACGAAGACCAACGCCATCCTTGCGGCGCTCCGCGCGGCGGGGATCATCGCGAGCAGCTAGCCCATGGGCTTCCCCGGCCTGCTCAGCGCGGCCGACGTCGCCGTCCTGCAGCATCTCGGCGAGACCGTGCTCTACACGCCGGGGACCAACCCAGGGCCGACCGCCGCGGCGGTCACCGGGATCTTCGACCAGTCCTACGTGGTGGTGGACGCAGGCCAGGCCGGAGCCAGCAGCTGCGGCCCCGCGGTGTTTCTCCGCCTCGCCGACCTGCCGAGCGACCCGACCGTGGACGAACCAAGCCTCTCGGTGCGCGGCGTCGCGTACCGGGTCAGGGAAGCGAAGCCGGACGGCCAGGGTGGCGTCCTCCTCTTGCTGCACAGGGTGTGAGCGATGGCGGACCCGATTCACCAGCGCAAGGCGATCCGCGACGCGGTCGTGAACGCGCTGGTGGCGGCCAACACGTCCGCCGGAGCTCGCGTGTTTCCGACGCGCGTGGTGCCCTGGCGCAAGCTGGAGTTGCCCGCAGTCTCCGTCTACGCGCTCGACGAGAAGAGCGACGACCAGCAGACCGCGCCGAGATGGCTGAAGCGGACCCTGACCCTGGCGGTCGAGGCCGCGGTGCGTCAGGGCGCGAACGTCGACGACGCGCTCGACGCGCTGGCGCTGGAGCTCGAAGCGGCGATGCACGCCGACCCGACCTTCGGCGACGTGTGTGGCGACAGCGCCCTGACTGGGACTGAGCTCGAGGTGCTTGAGCAGGGCGACCAACTCTTCGGGCTGCTCCGGCTGACCTACTCGGTCACCTACGACACGGACGCGCCCTACGCGCGTGACGTCGAGACGGACGACCTGGAGACCATCGAAGCGCAGACGAGCCTCGGCGGGGCGCAGGCCGCAGCAGACCGCGCCGAGGACCACATCGAATTGGAGGCGCCGTCGTGATCGTCAAGCCAGCGCCAGGCGTGAAGGTGAGGCACCCCGTCACGCGAAAGCACATCCCGGAGAGCGGCATCGAGGTGCCGAGCTCCGACACCTACTGGGCGCGGCGCCTGCGGAGCGGCGACGTCGTCGAGGTCCACAGCGTCGAGGTCGTGAAGGCCTCCGAGGAGAAGTGACATGGCCATCTCGTTCAACTCGGTACCGTCGAACCTGCGCATCCCGTTCGTGGCCGCCGAGTTCGACGCCTCGCGCGCGCAGCAGGGCCCCGCGGTCCTGACCTACCGCGGGCTGATCCTGGGGCAGAAGACCTCCGCGGGGACCGCGACGGCGAACACCCTGCACAAGGTCACGTCGGCCGACCAGGTGGCGACTCTCGCCGGTCGTGGCTCGCAGCTCCACCGGATGGCGAAGAAGTGGTTCGCCAACAACAAGAGCACCGAGGTCTACGTCGGCGTGCTCGAGGACGCCGGCGCCGGCGTGGCCGCGTCGGGAACTCTCACCGTCACCGGCCCCGCGACGGCCTCCGGAACCCTGAGCATCTACATCGCCGGCGAGCTGGTCCAGGTGCCGGTCGCCAGCGGAGACGCCGCGAGCGCCATCGCCACCGCGATCAAGGACGCCATCACCGCGGCGACCGAGCTCCCGGTCACCGCCGCGGTGAACTCCGCGGTCGTGACCGTGACCGCGCGGAACAAGGGCGCGAACGGGAATGACATCGACATCCGGCTGAACTACCAGGACGGCGAGGCGACCCCGGCCGGAGTGGCGGTCGCCATCGTGGCGATGGCCAGCGGGTCGACGCCACCGACCCTCACCACCATGCTCGCGGCGATGGGCGACACCTGGTTCAACGTGCTCGCGCACCCGTACACCGACGCGACGTCCCTCAGCGCCATCGAGGCCGAGCTGGCGAGCCGCTTCGGTCCGATGCGCATGATCGACGGCGTCGCGTTCACCGGGTCGAAGGGCAGCGCCTCGACCCTCGGGACCATGGGCGACACGCGCAACAGCCAGCACAGCTGCATC